CTGGAGTGCCGGAATTGCTGATGAATGGTGGAGTAATGGTGACCCGCGAAATGATCAGCGCAGGGATGGCAGACATTCCGAAGCAGTATTGGCCTGATATGCCTTCAGCCCCAGTGGCCAAGGTTGTAGATGGCGCGGCAGCCCTCCAATGTTCAATTGAACCCCGATATCTCCCGAACCGAACAAACTTCATCAGGAATCCCGACGCAGATGATCTGGCTAAAAGGCTGGGAACAGTTGTGAAGACTAAACCAGCTTATCTCCATCCGGTGACGATCAATGACGAAAGAATTGACCCTTTGGTTAAGGGTCTTAGAAAAGTGCTACGACCGAACCATGCTGTTGACCCCAAGGACATTGATGATTTACGAGAATTTCTGACTGGACATCTTCTTCAGAATTATTCAGATAGCAAGCGCAAAGGCAGGATCCTATCACCCCATGAATCGATTTTCGGATCTGAGGAGGTGGAACCTCTGGATTTGTCAACTTCACCGGGATTTGGCTGGAAACCGCTGCCCGGGAAAACTGGTAAAACGACTTGGTTTGATGCTGAGAATGGAACGATTCATCCGGATTTCATTGAGGTGTACAACGCGAAGATGTCGGCGTACAGATCTGGTTCTGTAGCCTTCCCAACGATATTCAGTGCGACTTTGAAGGATGAAAGGCGACCGATTGAGAAGGTGGAGCAGGGCAAGACTCGTATTTTCTTTGCAGGACCCCAGGATTTTTCCGTTATGTTTCGTGTTTTCTTTTTGGATTTTATGAACTTTCTTCAGGACAATCGGATCTACAATGGAATCGCAGTTGGAATCAACGCACTCGGACCTGAATGGACAGACATGTACAAGTACCTGGGATCATTTTCGCCTACAGTGTTGGCAGGTGATTTCGAGAACTTTGATGGAACGAATGCTTTGGCATTCCAAGATCTTTTTGTGGATGTCGCGAACGCGTTCTATGATGATGAGCACGATGAGATGCGATGGAGGCTGTGGCGTGATGTGACTCATGCGAATGTGGCTCTACGTGATACCGTGATCTCTTTGGGTCATGGCATGGCATCCGGTTGTCCTGCGACAGCTGTCGCAAATTCAGTGTACAATTTGTCAGTGTGTTTTTATTCTGCTGCAAAGATTATCCAGGAAACTGATGCTTGCACTTTTGCGCAAGCTTTGAATAAAGTGCGAGATGTTGTGCGTCCTGTGACTTATGGTGATGATTCCGTGATTGCTGTTGCTGAGGATGTGCCTTATGATTTTAACCAATTTAGTGCGAAAATGAAGGACATTGGAATGACGTATACCAGCGAGGACAAGTCGGGCCCGGCTCGATTGAAGCCTCTCACTGAGGCAACGTTCTTGAAACGTGGCTTTCAAGTTCAGTGGGGAGCATTCCGATTGGGACATATTGAAAAGCAAACTATCCATGAGCTTTTCTTTTGGCATCGAGACCATTTGGAGCACGATACCCAGATCGTGACCAACATTGAGAATGGCTTGCGTGAATTGGCAATGTGGAACGACCAGACTGAGTATGACCGAGTAGTGAAGG